TCGTCCATCCGCAAAGTTTTTGTTTTTTATTGTATGTCATACTTGCACAACTGCCATCAGTAAACACAACAAATAAAAGTCTGTACGGCTCTTTTGCATATGCCATGCATTTTACTTCTTTTCCTTCAAATAAATGGTTAGAAAATATTGAAAGTTCTTCACCGTCATATCCATCCGTCATATACTCATAGCCTAAATCTCTTATGACCGAACCGCCTGCTTGTACAAATAAAATCATATTACCGGATATAACAGGCTCAACGTGTGAAGAACCGTAGCAAGTTTGTACGACCGCAGCAGGTAATGGATTTGCTTGAAATATACCATCGGTGCCGTTTACTTTCCATTCAGAATTTGAAGTAAAAACAATTAAATCTTGCATCGGGATCAAATGTCTGATTTCATTTACTTCCCTGTCATCAAGACTTAATGTTACAGCATCGGTTGCAACTAAAGGTCTTGATGTATTAAAGTTATTTATTGCACCGGATTGAGATGCCCATAATGTATTTGGATTCTCTGTTGAATTTGCATACATTTTTCTTTGTTGATAATAGCAAGAGCAGGATGGATAATTATTATTTTCAAATGGATTTTTAACTTCCGGTGCAGATTGTGTTAAATCCGGCTCAATTTTATTATCGGTAAATGTTGTTAATGTCGCTGTTCCGGTATAACCAAATATACCATTTACGGAACGATAAATATTGTATTCAACCGCATCTGCTACTGCATCCCATGTAATTGTCATATATTCGCTAGTAGTCCAGTTTGCTTCTCTATGCCCTTTTACTTCGACAACTTCCGATTTTTGTGATTCTTCATTATCAGCATTTACTGATGTTACAACATACTGATACATTCTTGTATTCGATGATGTACTTCCATGCCAAGATGCTGCAACGTTTGTAGGTGGTGTTAATGATGATTTTAATATTACTTCATCCAATGACCAGTCATAGTGCGAATATCTTACAAGATTTCTTGTAACATAATTCATGTGTGTTAAGGTTAAAATATCACCGGATTGACTTCTTTTGATGTATTGTAAGTCATCTGAATCATATGGGGTTTCTATTTCAACAATTTCACCTCTTAAACTGGTTTCAATATAATCATCAGGATATACAACATATGCACCATCTTTGATAAATCTAATATAGTGATGTCCAAATTCAAGCATATATGTTTGTTCGGAATTAAAAACAAATTTCATTAAACGGGTTTCTTTGTTTGAATATTTTGTTTCTCCAACATATTCCGTGCCCATTCTGTTTGAAATACCACCCTCTTGGTGAATAATTGCATTTTTAGCCGTCTTTAAGCCTATTGCATATTGTTCAAGTGTTACCCTGGCACTTAATCTTGGAGATAATTCGCCACGTGTAAAAGAATCTTGTGTTAATCTTGTTCCCATTTATTTGCCCTTAATATCTTGAATCCGTATAATCACTATCATCTTCATCGTGATTTTCTGATTTAGCAGCATCACTAACAACTGCTTTCCTCAACAGTATTTGAAAATCTTGAAAATTAGTATTCTTTTTATTTGCTGAACCAGTTACCGCTTGTGCCGAAACATATGCTAAATAAAACGCAAGACAATTTGCAAATGTTGCGGTAAATAATGTTTCATTTTCAATGCGTTTGGTATAACGAAGAACACAAGGATTAAAATTTGTCAAAATAAGTTTTTCACCATTATCATTTATTGACAGGCCAAATTTCTTTTCTTTTTTATCATCCGGATTTATAATTGCTCTTGGTGCGATACAATCATTCGGATAAGTAAAAGCAAATTGAAAATTTGGATCCTGCGAATCATTTATTGCAGTTGATAATGTTCTGAAAGCACTTGCAAAACTCCATTCATGCATTTCAAGCACTGTATCTCTCGCCATTTCATAGTAATTATTTAGTAAATTTGCCCTTACGTCATTTTGGTTGTTGTTTTGGATATTTGCAGATACTCCAAGATTTTGTAAGGTAATATTAAAAATTCTCGTTTTAGAAAAACTCATAATTAAATCCTTATGCTACCGTGTTCATTGCCATTCTATTTTTAAACGGATTTTTAATTTTTATTCCTGTTGGATTAGATGCAGTGCTTGTGCCACCGTTATACCATTTTGATGCAACGGATAAACCATCACTTAAACCGCCGAACCCTGCAGCAGCAGCATTTAGTCTTCCTGCTTTATATGCATTTTGGCCCGATAAAATATCAAGATTTGCTTGATTATTGAAGTTGTTGCTTTGATTTTCATATGCACGTGCTTCGGTTTCAGAATTGTACATTGTAGTCAACGCATCAAGTTCACCTTGTGCAGCAGTATCGCCAATAACATCTAATGCGGTACCGGATGAAATATCTATACCGTTTGCAGCCATTGCAGCTTGCTGAGAACCGACAGCTTGTAATGTTTTGATTCTCTGCAATCTTGCTTCTTCGATACCTTCTTGTCTTTTTTGATCGGCATTTTGTTGTGCAATTATCGCATTTCTTCTATCGACTTGTGCTTGATAATTATATTGTGCTTGTGCTGATTTCGATTGTTGAATAGCACTTGTAACACCTATTGCAGTTGATGCCAAAGCAGATACAATTGAAACGGCTGCTGCAACTCCACTTAATGTTATACCTGTAAAAATGCACATTTTATTTATTTTCCTTATTTTGTACTTTTTCAATTTCAGTTTTTAAAATTTCGATTTGTTCTTCTACGGTTTTATTCGTCATATTTTCCGGATAAATGTTTAATTCAATACTTTTATTGATTAATCTATCTAATTCTTTGTCAAGATCAGCTTGTGGCATTTCGGCTGTAATTTGTGTTTCTTGTTTAATATTTTGCTCTGCAGCTTTTTCAGATTGTGCATCAGCATCGCTTGTAATAGTTTCTCCTTGCGTTGCTTCGGCTGAAACCTGATCAATTTTTTTTTCATCATTTAATGTGTTTGAATTTTCTGCACTTTCAATGTTTGCTTTTTGCACATCTTGAACAGTTTGTGTTTTTTGATTTTCTTTTTTGTTTTCAATAAATTTTTTTGCCCAACTTGGTAATTTTGCTGCTGCAATTGTTAAAATTTTTCCCACGTTCTGAATTTCGCCATCATAAAATGCTTTTTTGGTCACTATTGCTTTAATTGACATATTTATTTTCTCCTTTTTATTTGTTTGTTTAAAAAGAATAGGGCATAAACTTATGCCCTATTCCGGTTTAATTATAGATTTTGATATGATGCTTCATCACCTGCAACAATACCTGCTGTAATTTTGCCTGTTGTTGCATTTGAGCCTGTTACATCATAGTAAAGACGCATATAACCTAAATTGCCTTTAGGTATAAAGTTAATCGGTGCAACATATCCTGCAACAAGACTAGCAGCAGCAATATCACCAGTTTGAGCCAATGTTACTGGAGTTGTAAAAGCTGCATCAGTTGCAGTTTGAACTTTGATATTTAAAGATGTCAAAGTTGCAAATGTTTCTGTAACTTGTATGCGAAGCGGTATAGGAGTACCATACGCAACTTCTTTAATATTACCTTTTGCCAATTGTATTACATTAGTTGATGCTGCATCAGATGTAACAGCTTGATTGTCCGAAAATATACTTTGTAAATCAAATAACATTTTTTTATCCTTTCATTTTTTTAGTAATAAAACTTCGGTGATAGTATGCGATTTTAAAGAATAGTTTATGTTATGAAACTTGTGCTTCTGTATTTAAAATCGCATCCGCACATCTTATAGGAAGACCTAAGAAATTAACAATCGGTTTTCCTGCGGCAGTGTCAATTGTTAAATTAACATTTGTTTTGCTCATTGCTTGCAGATGCAAGAATGTTGAAATTGTTTCATTGCAGTAAATTTTTGTTGTTCCGGTTTTAGCATATCTTGCAACCTTATGATAAGCCTTAACCATTAATGCTAACAAATCTGCTGCATTACTGCCGGATAGATCGGATACATCAATATTTGCAATACGACAAGTTGAACGATAATCACGTACTGTTAAACCTAAATCCCATTTCCAGTGATCACGATATACTTCATACATATTACCATTGCCATCAATTGCAGTTTGTGCCCCTTTATCCTCATGCTTCAAACCTGCT